CCATAATCTTCACCCTCTATATCTATATGATCCCCTACCCTTGGTGGGTTCTCTCCGGTAGCCCTAAGCCAGTAGTCCAGTAGATTTATGCCTTCATACCAGCCCGCTGGTGGGTTCTTAGTTTCCTGCTTAACTACACTCATTGTTCCTATAGCTATGTCGGTATCTCTAGCCATGTCGGATAAGGAGTGCCCGTTGGTGTATAGCACCTTTAGCATCAGTGCGAAGTCCAAGTCTTTCATTTTGATTCTCCTAGTGTGGCTGTTGCATAGCCGTTAGTATATACCGCATAAAGTCTTTCCAGGTCGTAGGTTAACACCCACCAACCCTCTATTTGTAACCGCTTACATTGGTGTTTAAATACCTGCTTTGTCATTTCTTGACCTCTCCCATTTTTCGCAGTGCTTCATGACTGCTGAATTCTTTCTCATAAAGTTAACGATGTGCGCTGATGCCCCTGACAATACTATGATCTTTTTCTTAGCCGAGTAGAAGGCAACAACCTCTCGTATGAATGGCATCCACTCTTTTATTTCTTCTCTGCAATACAACTTGCTACCGTCCACTAGGGTCATCTTAGCCTTGGGCATCTTATAAGAGTCGGTCAACATTATCTTGCGCACCATGTTCTCTTTCACCCCTATCAATCTAGCAACAGCCTTGGTGGTCATCAATACATTGGTGTCCTCTTCTTGTTCTTCTTTTTCTTTATTCCTTAAATACCAATCTCTGTTAGTGTTCTTTATGTTTAACTTTATTTCTTCGCTCTCTTCTTTAACAATTCGTTTAAGGCGTAGTGTTTCTTTGTTCAACTCTCTATAAGCTCTGTTCTTTGCAGCTTTCTTTATTTGTTCTTCTGTCTTCATAAGTCCTCCGAGTTAGTGGGTACTGACCTATTAATTAAGATGCTTACATTAGCCCTCATCTTTCACCAGTTACTTTTGCATGTTAAGTATCAGCAGTTGCAAAAGGTTGGCATTAATAGTACTTCAAGCCGTCAGCGTAGCCTCAACATCCTGTAGCGATATAGTCCTTTGGAGAGTAGGGCACTGCTAGTTTTTATTTTTTTATTTTATAATATTTATCTATTATTCCATTACTGGCATCACCTACTACACAAGAGTTCACCCATATATTTCCTTTTTCTAACCTCCGTATATGTCCTCTACGTAAGTGTTGCTTAGGTGACTTGTGACTTGATGCCCCGTCACCCCCGCCAAATGACTCTTTCTTGGTAGTCTTTAGTGTTAGACATCTTGTTTCATAGATAGGAGCTTTATGAGACTTAATCCGCTGTGCATTTTTAGGAGAAGCCGGTTGATATATAGACTGCTCTATATTGGTACATGTCAAGGCTTCTAATAATTCATACGTTGATTCTATACATTTGCTTACTACTTCTTTATGTACATGTTCCTTACCTGTACCAATACCGTCAACTAAAGCACCTGAAGAGATAATTGTAGTTTTAAACGCAACCCGCCCGTCTTCTTTTAATTGTAATTGGTCTTCAAAAGGAACAACCGCTTCATATGCACAAGGCATCCAAAAGGATTCTCCCGCCCCCATTAGATACATCATAGGATGTATTTTAAAATCCCCATCTTCCCCAAACTCTACACACAATATTACTACTTTATGCATAGTGTAATGATCAGGCTTACTCGCGTAGGGAGTTACTGCAAACTCTATTACTGTAACCTCAAAAGGTAGCCTAACGGGGGTAGATATAATACCCCTTAAATTGTCATCTAATATAAGTCCTCCGTCAGGTATAACGAACTTAACTCCGTGACGTATTCCTCTAGCTAGTGCTAATATATATTCCGCATAGTCTTTTCTTCCTTCGACTATATGCCGTTTACTAGCATTAATAAGAGCAACTTCAGCTTGTGCTGCATAATTCTTTGCCGTTATCATTATGCCCCCTAGTTATGCGAGTCTATATATTCTTGTGCCACATCTTCTGGCGATTCTTCCAGCATCCATGCCCTATTGTCGTTGTCCCGTTTTGCTAAGTGCGTAATGTAGTCAGGCAGGTTAGCCTTAACTCTTTTTTTATACGGTTCTGACGTTCTATATCGAGCCCGTTTAGCCTTACCTTTCTCTGTCTTATTAAAGGTTTTTTGATGTTCACGAGCCTTAGCCCTACTTTCTGGTGTGGATAAGTAAGCCCTGCGTTTAGCCTTAACTTCAGGAGTCTGTTCATAAGCCCTGCGTTTAGCTTTTCTTTCTTCGTCTGTCATTGCCATGTTAGGTCTCCTGGTTCTACGGGGAATACCCCGTGCGATATAAATGTTACTCTTCGATTGCAGTAATGTCAACAGGCACTGCTGGTGGTTTTCTATTTAAGTCAAATAAGGCACAGCGTTGCATCTTCGTACCAATATACTTAGGGCAACTATGCACAAACCTAAAGTCATTCTTAAAGTTAAGTATATCTTTGTTCTCATAAGCCCCTGATTTTAATATAGCCACAGGGATGTATAAGTGTTTATAGGTAGCCGAGCCGTCTTTCTCCTCGCCTTGCTCGTAGCGTCCCATCCACTCTTCTCTGCTAATGATCGGCTTGAACTCCTGCTCTTGCATAGTGACCTTACCTTTCTCATCGGTAATGAAGTTCCGTATATTCCTATATATAAAGGCTAAGTCTCTTTGTATCAACTCATCAAGCCCCTCACATCGTACTAATGATTCTGTTGGTTTTATCTCGACCTTAATGGTCTTTATCGGACTAGGCTCAGGTAGTATCTTCTTCCTACGCCCCGAACTGAGCATGATATAACTGTCTTCATAAAAGCGTTTGGCCTCCTTTAGTGTCTCTTCTAGCTCTGCCCATAGTAGTAGATGTCCGTATGTTGCCTCCCATGTCTTTACTCTAGTGCTAACAGCTTGTAATTTAACCGCTGCGACCTTAGCCTTGGCTTTATACTCTGCAACCCTACCTACTTGTAGCTTTACCCCCCTTTTGGATATCCTGCGTGTAACGTCCCCCATCGCACCATAAGACAAGTCAAACACTAGGCAATAGCACGGCTTATCTTTCTTCCCAGATCCCGCTGAAATTCTCTTTAGCAATGTCCCACAGTATGCGCTGGTTGAGCGCCATATGACTGCTTCATCTACCAGGTGCGCTTGAGTTATAAAACGAGAGTCAACATATATCATCCCCTTATCTTTCTCATACCTTATATATACATGCCTAGGCACACCATCGTGTTGTGTAGGCTGACCTTTCACTTTGTCGTATACTGTGAAGACATGTGACGGAAACTCCGTCAACAAATCCTGTGGCATTAACTGGTTTTCTTCATTCATATTGCTTCCCCTTTAGCTAGTTGCTCATGTGTTTGACGCATAATCCTGTAGTCGTCATGTTGGAACGGCACTCCCTTTGCCTCTAATTCTTCCCAGCGTTGGTATACTGTCCCTTGCGCCCATCCATAGTCGCTAACCGCTTCGCTTAAGTCCCACCAGATATCGTTTCCGAACTCTTGTGGTATGTATGTCTTATTCATATCTGCTCTCCAGTATTGCGTTACCATAAATCCAGGATTTTCATTACTACCCCCATTGTTGCGCCATTGCATCTGCTATGCCTTGGTAGGTCTTCGACCTTAGCTTCGCTCTATCTTTTGATGGTGATAGGTAGTGTAGTCGTTGTTCTCTGCCATCTACTATGTCGGTTGGTGTTAGCTTGGGGAGGTTCTTGAGCCACAGGCATGTAGCCTTAGTTTCTGGATGTCCGAACATCCACGGTTGCAGTACTTGGTCAGGCTTGCGGTATCTAGATGACATCACCCCAATCGGGTTCTCTATTGCGATCTTAGGTATATTACAGGTCATCAACCGCATAAAGAAGTATATAGCTTCTTCTCTGGCATCTCTTCGAGCCTGTCCTACTAACGCACCGGACTTACGCTTTGGTTGATCAGCGTACCATTTGTTAGCACTTACGGTCAAGTAAGTACACGTTGGAAAGAATATACCCATATCCCAACCACCATCGTCAATCGCATCGAAGACATCCTTTTGTATATGCCATTCTGGATGCCCCCCTGAGCATTCTTGTAGATCACAACTAAATGCCGTATGACCCATCGCTCTAAACGCTTTAGTGACAGTCTGGCTCTCTTCACATCCGACTAATATGTTCATTTCTTTTCCTGTTGATATTTTAAAAAGCTAGGGAAGACTAACCAAGTTTCTAGCTCTTCGTCATCTATTGTTCTGAAGTAGGCATTAGTATCATCCTTAAAACATTCCACCAGCTCTTGTTTACTTACATGTCGCAAGTAGTTATCATTGAGGTCAGTTCTATTTACATCTGTTAGGCTGTACTCAATAAGTTCTTGTATTATTTCTTCTCTACTTTTCATTTGTCCCCCTCGTTTTGGAACGATGGTTGGTTGGTTGGAAGTTCGAGAACTTCATAAATCTTAGCCTCGGCTTTGCCCTTATTGCTGGCTGTGTCATCTACGATGAACATACCGCTCCGTGTCTTATGGATCGTGAACTTGCCGTTGTCCTGTGTGCCTGTTGCGTATCCTGTGGCGAAAGCTAGTAAAGCGGTGATTGTGATGGTTGCCAGTACGTTTGCTGTGTTCATTAGTGTTCCCCTACTTGGGTTGGTTCTTCATCGATAACGACATGTATGCCGTTGATTGTTGTCGCTCCTTTGGTTAATAGATCGCCTAGGGCTTCCATCGCCTTAGCTGTTTGTTGGGTGGTATATCCACCTCCTGATAACTCCACGCATAGTAGTGGTGCTTGTGCTTGCGTAGTTTTAATTACTTTTTTAGTCATTATTTTAACTCCCGTAATTCGTCATCACTCCAAGTTTCATACCAATCGAATAGATTGTCCGCATAAGCCTCCATAATGTCACTTGAGGTCATGTCGTCAAGCTGTGCGGTTATTCTTTTATTGATTATGTTGTGTCTTTCCATTTCGGTTAAGTCACTTAATCCGTCTTCATTCATCATCTTGCTCCCATGTTGTTTCTGCCCAGTCCATAATGTTGTCCATCATAGCCCCTGATATCTGCCACTCAGGCACACCACCGTTGAGGTTCAAGCCTCTACCTCGCTCCCTTTTCCAATCGCCCTCCAGAAATGTTGAGATGTAGTAAGATGATACGAACTGCCCATACTCGGTAAAGGCATACGATCCGACACCATCCTGAAGGCTACTACCGTCATAAAATTTTAGTGTCTTGCCATCTGATGTGATGTTCCACACCCTGCCATTGTCCGTGATGGTTTTTAACTGTACTAGCTGAATGATTCTATAGTCGTCACGGTCGTAGTCCATCTCCATAACGTCCATTTGTTCTAAGAAGTCTTCAATCTCCTCTTGTGCTTCATGGGCTGTGTTGAATAGCATGGGGGTCTCAACGGCATTCTCGTCCGTATTGCACCAGACGTTTTCCCAATTGTCGTCCCCAAAATAGGTCTGTACTTCAAAACTTGACATTGTACTTCTCCTCATTAAAGTTGCTCTCGTCCGACAGAAAGTCGGTCATTATGTTAATGTAGTTAATCACATCGGTGTCGGTGTCCCATGTCAGGGTATAGTCTTTAACACATACTAAGAGGTTGCCCTCTGGGGTATACCACTCGATTGAAATCATCACGTTACTGTCTTCAGGAAACGGGTAGTATTCGGGGTCTTCGTACTGCAACCACGCTGGGTGGCAATATATCGGGTCGTGGGTTGTCGTCTCGTAGGTCACAGCCCCTGTGTGAATCTCTCTACTGAAGCCATAGTGCTGGCATATACCGTGAATAACGGTGTCCATGTGGTCATGCTTGAATGCGTCTAACTTGTTCATGATGCTTCGTCCCATAGTTCGTCAAACAACTGGTTAATTTCTTCGTCACTCATCTCGTCAAAGTCACGTTCTGCCTGTGTATAGTATGCCTCTTGTAGGTCTTCCAAAGACGCTTGGTCTGTGTCGAGGTTAGCAAGTACGCTGATGCGGTTTTTTATCTCTTGTGTTCTCATTGTTGTTCTCCAGTTGTTTTTAATCATTTAAGGCATCGTTAACACGGATATAACTTAGCCAATAGTTGCTTAAGTCACCACCAATTGCATCGTTACAAGCGTCCATAAAGTCAGACAGGGAATAGATAAGCACATCATCAGGAACAACAAACTCCAACTCGTCATTCGTGTAAGCACAATCTTCCATCCATTCCGCATCGGTTTTGCGGTCGTATTTTTTAACAGGATACAATAATATTTTCACTTCTGTGCGTTCGTCCATTATGTCTCTCCAAAGGTTGTATGCGTTCGGTTTCCATTTAGCCAGGGTATTCTGGGTCTAAATCCTCCTCGTGCTGGGATATTATTTGGTCTTCTATATCCTGTAGGGTCTCTTCGTTAAGCACTAAGATCAGGTCTATGTCACCGATCTTAACGCTGTGAATTTCTACCAGCCCGCAATGTCCATGGGTTAGAGCCTTTATATACTCGGGTGGCTCGTAGGTGTACTCAACACCCATGTCCACTCCTGCAACCACGCAGGTGGTATACAAAACATCAGGAGGAACGTCAGGGACGTTGAGCGAAAGCACGTTATTATCAAAGTTTTTAGCATACTTGTGGTAACAAGTATCAAGTTCTTGCTCGTCATTTGACACCAACATAGTGACACCATTTACAGTAATTCGTCTCATAATAATACTCCAAAAGCAGTTAAAACAATCTAGTAAATCTAGATGACAGGTACACATTAAATGGTTAAAACAAACAAGTCAAATTATTTTTACATTTATTACAATTAAATTAATCATCTTAAGCTTTTCAATAACTTAGTAAAACACATTATTGCAGTCAATGCCAACAAGATATGCAAATAAAGCCTTTTTTATAGTGTTGTTTCCTGGCAACAAGTCCCGAATACCGTGGGCTGCAGAGCATGGGGGCGTTTGAAAAAAGATTGATTGACCCTACAAGTGCTGGTGTACTGTATCTATGTGATGGTTTTGGGTACTTTGTAAGTAGGTGTATTTTGGTTTGTAGAAAGATTGGATTTTGTTTGTGGCGAATTTGGTGGCTGGGAGGGGTGATGTAGCTGTATCTGTGAGGTTTTTTAGTGGTTTTGTAAGTGTGAATATAAAAAAATTATGAACCTTAAAATGAAAGCACTTATGTAGAAATGGAAATTGACTCAATAATAAACACACTCAGAGTAGGGTTGAATTTAAAAAAGCTCTAGGGTCTATTTATATATATATTATATTTATTATTATTATTACTAACTAACTAACAGAAAACCAGCTATTGCTGGACTTTCAGACCAAAAAAACAAAATATCAAATTTATACAAATCAAAATACACCCACTTACATACTCACCTAAAAAGCCTTACAGATACAGTACATCAGCACTTGTTGCGTCAATTAAGATAATTTTTAAGGGTTGCGTATGGTGCTGTGTATTATGCCCCTTGCCCTAAATAAAATATGCGATATAAGGCACGATAATTTAAAAGGCTGGTGCTAGTATTAATAAATTGAGTTCGAGCCGTAAAGAATGAGCTATGGCTTAAAATGGCAGGGTTGAGTGGTTATGACTGCTAAACCCCAGGCACAAAAAAGGGGACATAATGTCCCCTTGGATCGGTTTTATTTGGTTTTATATCTCACAATAATATGGCAAGTCTGATTGATATTGAGTGGATAAAATGAAACCATATTTTTTACACCATCGCCTTGCTTTGCCCGCCATCTCGCAGACTGATCCAGCCTTAATAATAACTTCAATTGTTTTGCCATTTTGTGATACTGTTATTAGATACTTTTTCATTTTTATGCTACCAAAGTTAATGGAATAAATCGACTCTTAAGCGATCCATGGACTATAATAACTGGATCGCCTTTATTTGTACCGACACCGCCCGAACAAGCTTTACACTCGACACATGTCAAACGCTTACCTTGTTCTGCACTCGCTGGACAAGGGAATTCACCTCTTAAAACTGGCTCGCTGGCTGATCGTACACGGAATGTCCGATATTTTAATAACCTTGCTTGTAGTCTCTCGCTGGCATTGTCAGCACTAGCCATGCATAAGTCCATAACATGGTCAGCCTGTCCATTTTTCCATTGATGTGTATAACCTAGGTGACCTGATGCATTAGTGAGCAATAAGTCCCAGATGTGGCGTGGAACGCTGGCAGGATCACCATAAGTGCCTAGTCTTACCATTTTACCAGCGACGGGATCATTTACGCTTGGATCATAGACTGGATAATTTCCCTTAAGTAGTGATTTATAAACCATGGTCACGCCTTGCCCAACGTTCACATAACATGAGCCACCTAAACCACGCCTATGTGGGCATTGTCCACATATACTGACATCGCCCAAACTCTTAAGGTTTTCAAGGGGACTCTGACCATTATCAGCAAGTATATAAGTCTGGACAACGTCCCCTGTTTTGACGTTGCTGGATCGCCTAGTAATGGCAACAACTACGATCGGGTTGCCATCCAATAGACTTGCACCTCGATATAAAATATAACCTGTAACAGGTTTTAATTTAGGTTTTTTCATTTGTAAGATCTCATAAAAGGTCAGGACAATCCCAACAACACCTACACATTAACACAATAAAACAAACAAAACAAATAAATTAATACAAACAGCTCGAACACCTACGCAGCTTGGATAACGTCAAAACTCAGTGGCCTGGGCAGAGCATGACTGCTCTTCGTTGACCCCACCCCCGTGGGAACCCCCCGTTGGACGTTAAGTACCAGGCTGACGCCTAAACTATGTTCCAGACAAACATTCCCTATTTTATTACCAAATCCCCCACAATATTTTTAAAAATTTCAAAACCTAATTAACCACAATAATATTAAGGTTTTACACCTATACCCCCCTTTCGCCACACTTTTACAAAAATGCCCACCCCTAAGTGCCCACTATGCCCACCCCAAAAAGACCCCCATACCTTTTCAAAATACAATCTAAAAAATTTATATAAAAAAATCAAATCAAAAATTTCCATTGACAATAGACGTAGCACCCATTACGCTTCTACTATCTGAACTAAGAGTTCTGCGAACAATGACAAAAAATACGACTATAGATGACTTCGTTATTCCCCTAGGTTTACCTCGTGTTAACGCACAGGAGCTTTTTGCTGACCTAAATTTCCAAGAGCTAAATCACCCCGAAGATTTCGTGCTCCATGCGACCCCCGAAGACAAAGAGTGGGCAGAGAAGACCGCACACGAAGGTGCTAGGTTAACAAAGGCTCCATCCCTTGCCGCTGAAAAGTACTTAAAGACTCACTTCGGACAGTATAATTTTGATCTACCCACGACCCAAGGACAATGGCAAAACTTTGTGCTGACTAAACTGGTGCATCAAGCTAACGATCCCGACCCTAAAATAAGTAAATCTGCGTTAGACACCCTTGCCAAGACCAGTACCGTAGGGCTTATGATAGAACGGACTGAGCTAAGTATTACCCACAAAACTAGTGACGAGCTGGAGAAGACCCTGCGTCAAGCTATGCAAAGATATTTAAATAAGCCAAATGAAAAAGTGATAGAGGGAGAAGTAGTCCGTGCTTGAAGACATGAGTCCGGAAGATTTTGATGACCTTATCAGTGCCGCACCTATGGCTGAGAAAGCCGCCTTATTGGAAGTAATACAGGAGTTAAACACCCGCAAAGAACGATCACAATCCAGAAAAGACTTCCTTGCTTTTACAAATTCGGTGTGGCCTGATTTTATTAGTGGTGCTCACCATAGGCGTATAGCCAAACTCTTTGAAGCGGTTGCTCGTGGAGAAAAGAAAAGAATAATAATTAACTTAGGGCCTCGGCACACTAAGTCTGAGTTTGCGTCTTATTTATTACCAGCATGGTTCCTAGGGCAGTTTCCTAAGAAAAAGATAATGCAGATAAGCAACACCGGAGAGCTTGCTGAAGGATTTGGTCGTAAAGTACGTAACTTAGTAAACTCAGATGAATACAGACGAATTTTCCCAGACGTTGAACTCCGCACGGATTCCAAGGCAGCGGGACGTTGGAACACCAACTTTAATGGCGAGTACTTTGCTGCTGGTGTTGGTGGTACCGTTACTGGGCGGGGTGCTGATTTGCTCATTATTGACGACCCTCATTCAGAAGGCGAAGCGGTAGTAGCACAGCACAACCCAGAGATTTACGATAAGGTCTTTAGTTGGTATTCGTCAGGTCCACGGCAACGGCTACAGCCACAGGGAGCTATTGTTATCGTAATGACCAGATGGTCGATGCGGGACTTAACAGGGCAAATTTTAGAACACTCTGCTATGAATGGTGGAGATAAGTGGGAGGTAGTTGAGTTTCCTGCTATTTTGCCTAGTGGCAAGCCGTTATGGCCTGAGTTCTGGCCTATTGAAGAGTTAGAAGCGGTACGTAATGAAATTCCAGCAGGTAAGTGGCAAGCGCAGTATCAACAGCAACCCACATCGGAAGCGACAGCCATAATCAAGAGAGAGTGGTGGCAAGAGTGGAAAGAAAAAGATCCCCCGAAATGTGACTTTTTGCTAATGTCAATGGATACTGCGTTTGAGAAAAAGACCAGTGCCGACTATAGTGCCATTGTAATCTTTGGAGTGTGGAATAACCCAGAGGATGGAGACCAGCCAAACTTAATACTTTTAGAAGCTTGGCGAGAGCGACTAGAGTTTCCGGACTTAAAACAACGCACCTTAGAGTTTTATAGAGAGTGGGAGCCAGATGGTGTTATTATTGAGAAGAAAGCATCAGGTGCTCCGTTAATATACGAGCTAAGGCGTATGGGCATACCCGTGCAAGAGTTTACACCGTCACGAGGACAAGATAAGATAACACGGCTTAATGCAGTGGCGGACATTTTTGCTTCTGGTAAAGTATGGGCTCCTCTTACACGATGGGCTGACGAAGTAATTAATGAGATTGCCTCTTTTCCAGCTGGTAGAAACGATGACTTTGTGGATGCCGTGACTCTCGCTCTTGCACGGTTTAGGTCTGGAGGCTTCATAGGCTCTGCTAAAGACCAAGATATTGATGAAGACAGCTGGATGTATAAGAAACGTGCTAACTATTACTAACAAACAAATAACTTAAGGATACACCAATGTCTGCAGTCCCAAACAACATTTTTAAAGCTATGCAACCCCAGAGCCCGTTTTTAACGGAAGATGACGAAGCTCCGATAGAAGTCAATATTGGCGATCCTATGGACCCTGTTGATACGGAAGTTGATGTAGAGATGGAACAAGAGCCAGGGTTTGATGCGAACCTTGCAGAGTACATGGATGAGTCCGATTTATCTTCATTAGTCTCTGATTTGCTAGATGACTTTAATAATGACAAGAACGCCCGAAAAGACTGGGAGTCTACCTACATAGATGGGTTGGATTTACTTGGTTTAAAGATTGAAGAACGCTCTGAACCTTGGCAAGGTGCCTGTGGTGTATACCACCCCATGCTAACAGAAGCGGCAATACGTTTTCAATCTGAGATGATCTCTGAGACATTTCCGGCACAAGGACCTGTAAAAGCCAAAATAATTGGTAAAGACGACCCTGATACTCAGAAAGCGGCTAAACGTGTTGTAGAAGACATGAATTATCAGTTAACTGAGAAGATGGTAGAGTTTAGACCCGAACACGAGAAAATGTTGTGGTCATTGGCTTTAGCAGGTGCTTCCTTTAAGAAAGTGTATTTTGATCCTTCTATGAACCGTCAGGTAAGTATGTTTGTACCTGCAGAAGACCTTTATATTCCTTACGGTGCATCTGATGCACGTACAGCAGAGCGACTCACTCATGTGATGCGCAAAACCAAGAACGACATTAAAAAACTACAGTACGCTGAGTTCTACAGAGATATAGACTTAGGCGAACCCTCTAAAGACCTAGACGATGTGCAACAGCGCAAAGATGAGTCTAGTGGTTACAAAGCGACTTATGACAACCGTTACAAACTTTTAGAGATGCAGGTTGAGTTAGACCTAGCTGGCTTTGAAGATATAGATGATGACACTGAAGAAGAGACAGGCATAGCCCTGCCGTACATCGTTACTATTGAGAGCAGTACTCAAGAGATTCTTTCTATTAGACGCAACTGGGATGAACATGACCCTCTTAAACAAGCTAAGCAACATTTTGTACAGTATACTTATATCCCCGGTTTCGGAGCTTATGGCTATGGGCTTATTCACCTTATTGGTGGCTTTGCTAAGTCTGCGACTTCTATAGTAAGACAGTTAATTGATGCGGGGACTTTATCTAACCTACCCGGTGGTCTGAAGTCTAGAGGTCTTAGGATTAAAGGCGATGACACTCCTATTATGCCCGGTGAGTGGAGAGATGTTGACGTACCTTCTGCCAACATTAAAGACAACATTCTACCGCTACCATACAAAGAGCCAAGTGCAACCCTTTTCCAACTGCTTCAAAACGTAGTAGAAGAAGGCCGTAGATTAGCTGCAGTAGCTGATGTTAAGCTAGAGAATATGAACGGTGAGGCACCAGTAGGAACCACACTGGCTATTCTAGAAAGAACCCTTAAAGTAATGTCAGCTGTACAGGCTCGTGTTCATGCGTCAATGGAGCAAGAGTTTAAGCTGATTGCAGCTTTAGTAAGAGACTACACAGCCCCTGCTTACGACTACCTACCGGACTTCGATGCACCTGCAACGGCTAAGAAAGAAGATTATGATAAAGTTGATATTATCCCAGTCTCTGATCCTAACGCCAGTACTATGGCACAGCGTATTATTCAGTACCAAGCGGCTATTCAGTTAGCACAACAATCTCCACAGATATACAACCTGCCCGTACTACATCGTCAAATGCTTGAAGTTATGGGTATTAAAGATGCAGACAAGATTGTTATAGTTGAAGACGACCAAGTACCGACAGACCCCGTCACAGAGAATATAAACGTACTTAAAGCTAAACCTGTCAAAGCCTTTATAGAACAAGACCACGATGCCCATTTAGCTGTACACAATGCCTTAATAACAGACCCTAAAGTAGCAGCGGCTATGGGTCAAAACCCTCAAGCATCGGTGTTAAAACAAGCATTAATGTCTCACATTATGGAGCACGTAGGCTTCCAGTATCGCCGTGGTATAGAGACTCAGTTAGGAACTACTCTTCCTCCAGAAGATGCTAAGTTAAGCCCAGAAATGGAGATACAACTAGCTAAACTATCCGCTGACGCTGCTAAACAACTACTACAAGTTAACCAGTCTGAACAAGCTGAACAAACGGCTCAACAGCAAGCGCAAGACCCGTTAGTGCTGATGCAACAAAAAGAACTACAACTGAAAGAGCAAGAGATCAATGACAAGAAAGAGATTGAGCTTAAGAAGATAGACGCTAGTAAAGAGATAGCGATGTTAAACAACGAAGCTAAGTTAATGGTTCAAGGGGAAGATGCTAAAGTCCAAGGTTTGTTTAAAGGGTTAGATATGGCTACTCAACAAATAAACGCACAAAATGCGCTACAAGCCAAGCCACCCGTGGCCCCACAACAAGCCAGTTCACAAGCGGCACAACAACCCGCACCAGCTCCAGCACCAGCAGGGCCACAAGGAGCACCACAACAACCACCAGCTCCAGCACAGGCACCTATGCCTAGGGGGCCTCTTTAACTTTGCAGAAGGAGGAGTAGCGCACTCTGATTATGATATGGCAGGGTATAGGGAAGCGGTTGAAAGTGGAAAGATAAAACCTCGTGCAGGGGAAGAAGACCATTATCCAGATACTTATAAGCTACCTAACCACCCTACGTTTTCAGAACAAAGTAAATACTCTAACGCTGATGCACAGGGTGGTAAATGGCAAGAAGGAGATGAAGGTAGATATTACTTCCATCCATCTAAACACAACTTAAAAAATAGATCACCTGAAAAACTGAGTGAATACTTTGTTAACCAAGAGAAAAAAGGGACACATTTAGTATTGCCTACAGGTGAACTTATTGAGGGAACTAGATAAATGACAACAGTATTAGACGTACTGCGCAAAGAACTTGAAGATGAAATAGCCGCTCACACTGATGCCCTCGCAAGAGGGCGGGTAGAAGACTATCCATCTTATAAGCAGTTGGTAGGGACTTTATCGGGTCTGTCCCTAGCACTTAATAGATTAAAAGACCTGCAGAAATATGAGGACGACAATTAATGAGTACGGAAAACATTGGAAATATAGATACGGAGGCCACTATTGAAAGAGGTGAGAAACTGGCAGAAAGACTACCTGAGCCAGTAGGTTACAAACTTCTCTTGATTAAGCCTAAAGTAGTAGACAAAACAGCCAGTGGTATTGAGATGCCAGACTCTTTCAAAAAGAAAGAAGAAGCAGGTGCTGTTGTTTGTATGGTTATTAAAGTAGGTCCTATGGCTTACATGGATACAGAAAAGTTCCCTACAGGTCCTTGGTGCACAGAAGGTGACTTCGTGCTAATTGGTGCTTATAGAGGCAGTCGTTTTTCAGTTGATGGGGAAGAGTTTATCCTTGTTAATGACGATATGATTGAAGGTACTGTATCTGATCCTAGAGGGATTAGCAGGTCATATTAATGGAAAAAGTAAAACGGGTAAGAGGAAGTACACCCTCTATATGCGAAGGTAAAAAGGTGTGCACTGGTTGTAATAACACCAAACAAGTAAGTGAGTTCTATAAAAAAACTTTGCGCACAGGCTGCGTTTCCTATAGGTCAACTTGCAAGTTATGCGAAAAAGAGGCAAAGAAGACCTTAAAGGGGAGAGAACAGCGAGCCAAAGAAGCTGTACGGTATAGAGAGAAACACCCTGAAAAGATTATAGGTATTAAGAGAAAGTACTACGCTTCTGAAAAAGGTAAAGAATGTAAGAAAAGAGAAGACGTAGCTTACTATAAATCTGGGGGACGCAAAGCTTGTGAAGTACGTAGGGCCGAAAAACCCATGTCAGAAGCTCGGCGATTATCAAGAAGTGCTAGTAATTCTCAGAGACGAGAACGCTGTAAAGACTTAAGTATTGCTAAAGATGAGCTTAGTATTTTTGGTTTAAAAGAGGCGCATTCTTTACGAAAACTTAGAAATAAACTGACTAGCACTATATGGAATGTAGATCATACACACCCAGTAGCTAAAGGAGGAACAAGTGAGTACTGGAACATCCAAGTAGTTCCAGAATTGTGGAATAAACAAAAATCGCATATACATAGTAACCGCTATTTCGGTGCGCAATATAAGGACCAAAAGAATGTCTGAAGAATATGAAAATGATAGTACGGACTTCGATGATGACTCCATAGAAGTTGAAATTATTGATGATACCCCTGAAGAGGATAGAGATCGTCCGAAACTTGAAGCAAACGATGATGACGACAACGAAGAAGAACTAGAGTCGTACTCTAAAAAAGTACAAAAGCGGATAGACCAGATAAACCATAAGTATCATGATGTTAGGCGTGAGAAAGATGCGTTAGAAAGGCAAAACGCAGAGGCTATCCGTATAGCCCAGACTATTCTTGCAGAAAACGAACAGTTAAAAAGTACGCTTAACTGGGGGCACCAAGAGTACACCAAAGAAGCAACAGGTAGACTTGACTTCGCTCATAAGGCGGCACAAGAGAAATATCGCCGAGCTTTTGAAACTGGGGATACAGATGGAGTGCTGGAAGCACAAGATGAACTGAATGAAGTGTCTAACCAAAAGAGACAATTATCAACTTTAGTTTCACCTGTACCACAAAAAGCTTTACAACAACCAGATAATGATGTATATATTCCTCAACAATCAGTACCAGAAGCGCCACCACAGGATTATAAAGCCATAGATTGGGCTGGAAAGAACCCGTGGTTTGGTAAAGATGAAGAGATGACCGCCTTCGCTTATGGACTGCACGAAAAACTGGTTAAATCCGGTGTAGACCCTACCTCTGATGAATATTATCAGCGAGTAGACTCCCGCATAAGGGAAATATTCCCAAAAAACTTCGACAGAAAGAAAT